TTGTTCCGCCTGAAGATTACTACAAGTTTGATTTCCCTGCGAATTTGGGTGGTAAAGGGGAGATGATTTCTTTAAAGAAGTTAGAAACTTATATAGACACCATTTTTGATCCAGAAGTAATAGATGAGAGCAAGGATATTCAACAGCATTACGCGGCAGATCACTTTTTGAATGTACTAGAGGGGCAGAGGGATAAACATTTATATGATTTGTCTGCAATGATTCAAAAAGCAAAGGTTCAAGAAAGTCTGACCGATGATTCAGCCATCATAGTAAATATGAAACAAAGTATCTACTCCGTGATGGCTCAACATCAGTCTAAAATAAATAGACGAAAAAAACAAATTGAAATCGCCATAAAATCTCCATATTTAGCAGGCACCACTCCCGCGTTCGGGCTAGGAGAAGTTCCAATTAATGATTTTGGGCATTTACGAGATTTGAATGTTTCTGTTGCATTTGAAAAGCAAAAGAAACTAATGTTCAAGCAAGGGGAAGTTTCCGGCGTTGTGCTTCCCATACAACCAAGATTCGTAAAAGCTGCGGAGGCTAGAGCAGCCCCTGCTTTAAATTCTTTGATAATTCCTCCTGTCGGAAAAGGTGGAATCATATACGATAATGACTCAACAGCTACTGAGCCTACAATATTGTCACTAACAGATAAAGTGGTAGATGATGGATTGTTTGCAATATATAATTTCCTCGAAGGGGAAGTTGTGTCCCCCGGATCCACTAAATATACAGTGTTGAATTGCAACTCCACCAATAACTACAATAATGCTCAGTTGGTTGCGCTATCACCAAGTTCAGTATTCAGACGAGGATTAGGTATTCCATTTTTAAATGGAATAGTAAAGCTTTCCAACAGCAATTCTCAAATAAATTCATTAGGAAGTTTTGTTAGACTTCCAGACACGAATGAGTTTAGAGATTATACCTACAAGCAAAAAGGGTTTACTTTTGAAACTTGGGTACATGCATCTGGCATAACCACTTCGTTATCTGATGGGGACCCTGATTCGGCATACGGTGTCTCCTGTTTGCATAGACTATTACTTGCTTGTGAAAATACAGGTGGATTAGTCCCAGAGGTTTTGGAAAACCCTGACCAAGCAGAACAATCATTTTCTTCCGACATAGTTAGGGGACTAGTGATGGGTTTTACTAGAGACAGGCAAATAAGTAGAGGTTTTGAACCAATTGAATCGACCAATGAGGCCGCACAGTCAGTATTTTTCATAGCCCCTACACGATCAGTCAATGGCTCTGATGTAGGATTTATAAATAGATCTAGTGTGGAGGAATGTGCTAGTGGGTACGGGTCACTAGCGTTTTCAGTTCCTTTATCCACTAGTGTTCCAAATACTACGAAAAGACTAAGAGATGTATCGGGTCAATTTATGTACTACTCACTAGCGATTGACCCAGAAAATGACCAAATTAGGCTTTGTGTAGATGGGGAATTAGTGTCTGTGGCTTCTCTATCTTATAGTTTTGGAATTCCTGCTGGTCAATCTTTGAGGGTTCCAAGTTTTAGAGCCGCAAACAGTTTTGAATATTCTACATCAAGCACGGGAAATTCTTCGTTCTCAACGGGGCCAAAATTAAATGAATTGTTTACCCCTTGGATCTTGGGTGGGGGGTATACGGATGGATACAGGGCGCAAAATTCAGGATTCATGGGGCAAAAGCATGGTCTTAAGAGTGGCCTAAATGGATATTTAGGTAGCACAAAATTCTATTCACGACCATTGTCTTCATCTGAATCCAAACAAAATTACGATGCACAGAAAGGGTTCTTTAAGAACATTGATTTATCATGACTCTTAATTACTACGGAACTAGATTAGCAAAACCTGTATCCAAAGATATCCAATCGGAATCAAAAAAAACATACGGGTTAAACTTTCCTTTTGGAAAAAATCCAAAAAGAGGTTTTTTTGCCAAGGAGGCGGGACAAGCATTGATCAAATCTAATTTGACTCAGTTGCTAAATACCTTTCCCGGTGAACGAGTAATGCTCCCTAATTTTGGTCTTGATCTTAGGAAATACTTGTTTGAACCCTTGGACTCTATTACATTTTCGGAAATAAAAGATGAAATTTTATTTACTTTAAATAAGTATGCTCCTTATGTGCAAGTTGTAGGTCTTCGCGTCAGTGAATCGTCCGAACTAAATTATACTGGAATCCCCGGCATCGTAATTCAATTAACAGTCAAATTACGCGATGACGAGAATCAAACATTTGATGTTACGGTTAAAGTTGGAGAATAATTATGGCATTTAATGGAAGAGTAGAATCAGATTTTTTAAAGCTTGCACAATTTGACGCTCTGGCAAAACCAGAAATTATCGATTATGCAGCTACGGACTTTGATTCATTAAGAAGAGCTTTGATTGCATATATCCAAGCAGCATACCCTCTTGATTATCAAAACTTCATAGAATCAGATTTGGGGGTAATGTTGATAGAGTTGGTCGCGTACATGGGTGCGGTCATGTCCATGAAGGCCGATATGTTGGCGAATGAAAACTATTTGAGCACTGCTAGAAATAGAATCAATGTTGGTAAAATTTTAGAATTATTAGGCATCAAATTAAAAGGCCCTATATCATCCGCCTGCAATGCCAAAATTACATTAGATTCTTCTGGGGTAGGTGGCCTTACCATACCTATAGGGTCAAGAGTAGTAACTATAAATTCTCCAGAAGATGGCAATCCCGTCACATTTACTTTGTACAAAACAAGCAATGGTCAAATATCAGATGCCACTAGTGATGGTTCAATATCCTTAGAAAACTCAGAATCTAATGGGGCCTTGGGATTAGTTTGGGAAAATTTGGTTTTGTTAGAGGGTGCCTTAGTTTCTGAAGCAGGCACGGTGGAAACAACAGATGTATCAAAAACCATAGTATTAAATGCTAGCCCTGTTGTAGAAAAAAGTGTTTCAATATTTTTGACTCCTCCAAATTCTACTGGGCAAGCGTGGAATGAAATAGACAGTCTATTCTTTACTTCAGGGTCTACAGATCAAGTTTTCGAAGTCATAAAAACTGAAAATTACGGGGCCACGCTTTTATTCGGGGATGGTATTTCTGGAAAGCCTGTGGCGACAAATACCGATTATTTCATAACATATAGGGTTGGTGGTGGAAGTAGAGGAAATATTCTTTCCGATGTAATAAATGTCCCTATCAGTGGAGAAGATGACGATTCAAACGCTAAATCAGGAATATTAGAAAACACTTCAGTAGCCGTGGGGGGTAGGGATGCGGAGGATGTTGAAAAAGCCAAAAGATATGCTCCATTGGTTTTCAGATCTCAAAACAGATTGGTAACGATAAATGACTATTCTAATTTTGCAAATCAATATGCAAATTCTGTAGGTGCAACAGGAAAGGCGCGTGCTATAGTGCGGGACGCATACAGTTCAGCAAACATAATCGATATTTATCTATTACAAGTAGCTTCTAATATTCAGTTGCAACAGGCGACTGTAGAATATAAAAAACAGTTATTAGAGGCAATACAAGATAAGAAAATGATCACCGACGAAGTTGTAATCGTAGACGGTGTTGTAAGAACTTTGGATTTAGTCATGACAGTTCGTATTGATAAGTACTTGTTGCCTAGAGAAGAGCAGATAAAGGCAAAAGTTAGAGATAGATTGTTAAGATTCTTCAATGTAGATAATTTTGATTTTGGAAAACCCCTAAACATCTCTGAATTAAATAGAGCCGTGTTTACTTTGCCTGAAGTGAGGTATGCTACAGTAGATAATCTAGACTCTGATGTTGTCGTTGATTTTAATGAGATTATCCAACTAAACAATTTTACAATTAACATAGTAGGTGTTTGATGAACAGTATTAATTTCATAACCGGACAAGACAAGAAGTATTATCGGAGAAACTATGTAGATGTTCTAGAGTTACTTACTCCTACAGTTTACAAAGAAGCTGATATTACTACTTCTGGGTATGAAGTTTCTATTTATGATAAAGTAATAAAATCCCACATTAATGTAGCTAATTACTTTAATAGTATTTTCAATGTTTCCGGCACAACAGAGGGGTCTTCCTTTGGGTCACTATCAGGAGCATCCCAGTATTTCATAAAACAAAATAGATTAACTGAAATCACTCCATACGATTTTGAATCTAGGATTCTATACCCTTCACAACAGTCATTAAAAAATTACGAAAATAGTTCGTTATTTTCTGAGTTTTTAGAATCAACCTTACTCCCATCGATAAGGCTAAATTCGCCAACCGAGCTTTTTGATCTTGATTCTGCGGCAGACGCACATGATTATTTGATAAATGAATTATCTTGGTTGTACATATTAAATAAACAATATGATTCTAATTTAGTTTATCAACCATCTGCAACAGTAAAAAATTTATTTTTAGAAAAAACATACAACGGAAAACCAATAATGTTGTCTGATGCCATGAAGGCATTGAACACTTTCTTGTGGTATAATTATAATGTATGTTCTTTGTTCCAACGATTAGAATTAGTTCCAAGCGAGTTCCTTAGCGGAACTGGGAAATATACAAGTGGAACTCAGCAATTAGATAAATTAAACACCATAACAGAAATCCTATACTCGCCATTACGGTCAGATGATAAAGATACAATTATAAAAGAGTATTTTGATTATTACCAGTCCACCTCAGAGCATGCAATAAATACTGAAAAAGCGGGGCCTTTCCATAAATTCCTAAAGAGCATAGCTTGGGGTATTTATGATGTAAATGATCAGGTAGAAAATTTAAACCTACTTTACGATATCAATAGATGTCCTGAAGAATTACTTCCTCTTTTAGCTTATACCATTGGTTGGAGTTTGTACGGAAACAATCCTTCGAAATGGAGGCAGCAGGTTAAAAATGCTGTCCAAATTTATAAATCTGTAGGAACCAAGCGGGGGCTTAATTTAGCCTTAAATTCTGTTTTTGGTCAAACTTCATTAGATCTTAGTGCATCAATACAAGAGTTATACGAATCATATATTCCAAATCTACTTTACTACTGCATAGCCACGGATTCCCCTCTTGTTAGTAGCTTTGAGAGTTGGACACCCCAGTTGGCTGGAGAGTTGGGTATTCGGCATCATACTTTGAAAAGTATGGATACCAACATAAGATACATAGTTGATAGCATACTAGAAGATGCAGTACGGCTTTTCCCCAATCACTTTTACATAAGCCCAAATCTTAGATTCAATTTAGAAGATCCTGATTTTGTTTTCTCTTACAGGGATGTTCCTAATAATAAAATACCTCCTTGGGAGTTGGAAAAGTATTACAGATACTGCAAGATAAGTGATGCTTTGTTGAGTTACTTTGAGGAGCGTCTAGTTTGTTTGGCAGTTAGTAGATCTGTGGCAGAACAAACTATAAATTACATTAGAGACAATACCATAGAGAATGTAACTAATATTGGTCTAAAAAATAACTTCCTATTCTTTACATTAAGCCCTCAATATCCTCCAAATTATACTCATATTCTTTCCAACTTTGATAAACAAAAAACAAAGATACTGCCTATTTGGAATGGTAAATCATCAACATTTAATTTAAGTCTAGAATCGAGTTCATTTGAATTTGATAAATATTCATTCTTGATAGGAAGCTCTGAAGGGTTAAAAGCCGTACTAAAAACGGTAATAGATTACAGCCCCGCGCACGCGATACCCGACATCGATCTAGGACTTTCTACGGAAGATGAAATGTTCTTCCTAGAATCTTTCGAACAAGCAAATACTTATTCCCTCTTTGATTTAGTAACCGCATCATCTGTTTTAGCTGGATTTAATAATGTTGGATTGCAGATGAGTAGTTTGGGTAGAATTTTTAAAAGAGAAGATGTAGATTCTCTTACCGACACTGTATTTACTACGGGATCATCTTTTTCGAATTTACATAGAAATACTTTAAGGAGAAGAAACTACAGAAATAACCTACCCAAAGATGGGTGGTTTACACGAAGTGGGTTTAATATGCCCCCTCATCATGTGGTAGATAAAAATACCATATCTTATTCTACAAGAGGTGAGTGCGATCCAATAATTGCATTAATACATAAAAAGATTGAAGAGAAAGCATATGCAGATGCATCAGCTAGCCTGCAAATAGAATCATTTGCATCTGCTTATTCTGCGTCAGGAGACTACATGAATTTAGTGGTTAGTTTAGCTAACACTAGTGCAGGACCAAATTCTGCTGATGAATTTTTTGATTTTGAATTTGGAAGGGGGCTGCACAAGCTATATTTGATATACGATAAAGTCTTTGGGCTGCATACTCTTAGCTGGAATTCCGACAGAAACGATGGTGGATTTAACATATTCGCACAAACTTTTGGAACAGCTTTATTTAACGGAAATTTCGAAATAAATGGTGCCACATTTGAAACATATCCCCAGTTAATTACATCCAGTTTTGATTCAGAAGTAAGGTTGGGGAACGGGGATGGTTCTGGGGTATTTAGTAATTTAGGCACGGCTTCTGGTACGGTTATTGCTAATTCTCCATCTGATTATTACTTAAACAGATTTGAATTTAGGAATGCTTCCTTGGTTAGTGGTGTGGAACTAATAATTCCATCGGGCGCAGGAAACGGGACTTATTTCTCGCTATTTGACATAGACCCAATAAACCAAAGAGAAGACACCGACAATTACGCCATCGATAATAGAATCATAAAAATGGCAGTAGGACAATCTAACGGATTACCTAGAATTAGGTTTAACCTATCCGCGTATGACAACCCCCCAAGCAAGTTAATTCCTGAGCATGAATTTAAATTACAAATTCCATTCTTTGTTGGTCAAACCACGGGCCTCAAATATGGAGGAGGATCTTTAAAAGTTTGGATTCATACCGATGTAGAAAACGGATATGTTTGGTCTTGGACTCCACAGAATCAATGGAAAATAACCGCTGTTAGTTCATTAACTACAACGCAAGGTTTAAATAAAATTCGTAATGAGCTAGCACACAATTTTGATTACCAACAAGAAACCCCACCTTCGTCGGTAGTTGCTTGTTATTACGCTCAGGAATCTGGGCAAGTTAATAATTATTCTTTAGAAAATTTAACTGAGTCTTCATTTAAAATAGCAGAAATTAATTTTAACACTAATAATCCCCCTATTTGTATTCCGAACTATTATTATTCTAACGGGACACAAGTGCATAGATTAAATCAAAACTACATAATTGAAATTTTCATGGATCAAAATCCAGAACGCTATATCTTAATAGATAAAGTTAATTTGGTAGATTCTACTTTACACGAGTATGCTTCTGGGTATACCGAGGAAGAGATTCAAGATTTATTTAGATTCTTTAAGAGTTTGGCTTTAAATCTAGCTTCTAGAGTTTCTTCAACAACTAGTGGTACTTTTGAGGCACAAGGTGGAAGTCGAATGGAATATAGATATCACCCTGAGTTTGGAACTTTTACCAAAGCTGCGGGTGGACAATTTACAAGTATAGATATATTAAGATGATACGCGGAAGATTAGAATTATACAGAGAATCAGATTGTGGGCAGGAGGAGCTAGTATACTCTGAAGACAATATGATTGTAGATGGTGCAGGGGAAACGATTGCTTTTATGTTGACCATTCCTCCTGACGGGTATTCAACGGCTCCTGCAATTTACGATGCGTCAAATTTTTCAATTAGATCTTTATCTTTTGGCAAAGATCCTAGAGCTTATTTAGAAAATCTCCACGCATCTGCTGGGATACCTGCGGTTGGTAGGGAACGGGCTGGGTATGTTCTTTCGTCTGCATATTGGGGGGAAGTTGTTACTTCCACAACATCTGGATATAATGCTAACCCATATTTGCCGGAAGCCCCCTCTCCAATTGATACTAATTTAATTAAATTCTCTCAAGGGTTCTTTTCAACATCGGATTTACAGTACCCACATATGTTGGAGGGGCAAAATATTAATTTGGTTCCTTTTTATGGGTCGTTGCCTTCATCTTTATTTGGTGTGAATGTCTCTAGTTTACCTTTATCTTCTGTGCTTGCAATTGGATCCTATGCTTACGGACCATCAAGTGTCACAGATACAACATCATCTTTAGAAATTCAATATAGATACAATAACGGAACACCTTCCGGCATTTTAGTGGCATCCTCTATAATTTCTGCAACTGCTCTTAGTGCTACTTATAATTCATATGCTAGAAAAGTTATGGATCCTAGAGGATTCATACGAAGATCTCTTTCAGATAATACTGTTGCACAGCAACCAAATTCAGTAATGCTTTCAACAGTAAATTTATCTAGCAACTGTGAAATTAAAGTTAGACATTCAATAAGAAAAGAAAACGCAGCATTCATAGACCTTTATGGGGGTATTACTTCAATGGGTGTGTGGGTATATGATTTAGAAAGAATGCTTGAAAATAATTATGTTCCTCCGTATAACTTTTTTTCTACTTATGTTTTAACAGCCCCTACTGACATAGATTTACCCGCCTCTGTTATTGATATTACAGGAAACATAAAATATAAATTATTTGCTAAAAAAGTATTTCAAACAAATATACTTAAATCTTCAGATTCTGGATCAAGTGCTGGAATTAGTAACTACCAAAATTTAACCATTAGTTGGACATTATATTTTATATAATTTAAAAGAAATGAAGTATATATTAATAGTATGAAAAATCAAGACACTTATTCCCCAAATGGGTACTTAGAAATATATAAACTTTATCCCTCAGGAAAGGAGGAAATGGTATTTTCAGAAAAAAATACAATTACTTCCGGTATGGGGATAGGGTTATCTCGAATGTTTTCTGCGTCTGCAAATCAGCCAATTACTGATTTTCAAATAAGATTTTTTCAAGTAGGATATGAAAGCCCAGACTACTCTGTCTCCACAAATAAATTAAGTAGTGCCTTAGAGATAAATGACTACGGGGCTTCACCAGATGTCATCACCTCAACTTTAAATCAATACGCAGGCACAACCCTATTAACAAATAAGGCTTTTGTAGAAATTCCATTTAATTTAATAAAAAGAGTAAATAAGAATAGCGTTCAATTTTCTTTATTTTTAGGACAAAATACCGCGAATGATTTGCCTACTACATTGAAAGA